TATCATTAAACCTATACCTTAGTATACTCTTATACGGGGCTAGGTCAACACTATTTATAAAGAATGGCTGATATTTTTTTAACTTCTTATAAAGATCTGGCCAGACTATATCTTCCTCAAGTACCTTATTCCAGTACTTAAAAAACTCTGTTAATCGATCAATAATTATAATTGTTTCAGGACTTATTACTTCTCTTATAAACAACACTATTAGTCTGGGATGCTCTCCTGGAGTAACAATTATATTACTATCAAAATTATCTTTCATCTTTTGAATCTCTTGTTCAAAGATATACTTTCTACTATCTCTTCTTCTTACCCATTCGTTGTATATACTTAATGATTTCTCATCACTAACATCACCAGACCAGAAGTTAGGATTAACCATCATATTGGCCACCATAAAATCTACTGGTTGTTTCAACTTAGATAATTTATAAAAGTGATACTTATCCTTACGAGTTTCAAATTTACTTCTATCACCCTTTAGTTTACCGTGGTACTTAAAGTAATCATAACTATCGTTTTTGAAATGAGTCTTTAATGCTAAGTACTTTTGATATACCTCATAAGGTTCCATCATATAGGCAGCTTTGCTGCAGATACACTTTTAATCATATGTAATCTTTCTGCATCAGCTTGTATTTTAGCTTTTAGTATTTGGCTACCTTTAATTAAAGAGGCTACTGTTTCTATCTCTACATTAGCCTGATGTGCATAATACATACATGCATCAAAATAAGACATTTTGGTATCTTTAACTATTATTTCTATTTCCGCTACAAATTGAGATGGTGTCTTAATTGCTATGTCTATCATATTACCCTCTTCCATGGAAAGCAAATTAATCTTTTTTTATGCTTTCTCTCCTTATCTTCGTTCCTTTTCTCTACAAAGTCAACTGTTCTTTTAAGATTCTTTACATGCTCTGTAGCTTGGTTTAGATAGCTGCGGTTTCTATTTGGGTTTCTGACATGTACCTCATGCTTAACAGCATCATCCGGATGAAAGACAATGTGATCATATTTGTCTCTATCCAATGATAAAAAGAACTCTGCATCACCATGTCTCATTCCAGTAAACTCAATATCATATCCACCACCACTCCAGAAAGCAGGTTTGGTTATTAACCAAGTATTAGGATGTGATACATACTTTAATATCTTTTTAGGGTCTACATGATCATAATCTTCTGGGTCATCAGGGTGATCAAAAGCTACTTTAAATACATATATATTTTCTTCTTTTAATGGAGTTAATACCATTGATGTTATCATTTGTGGAGTCATATAAACATCTATATCCATTAACATGTTCCAGTGTGTTTCACTTTCCATCATTAATAAGTTACGGGCACCATGACTATTAAACCCAATATCTACTGTTATCTTATAACCCTTTATATTTAATCTAGTAGAGAATAATTCTAAAAGAGATTCAAATACACCACCATCATTATAACCATCATTAAGTATTTGTAATGTAATAAATGGTTTAACGGTTGCAGGTAAATTATTAAAAAAATCTAATTGATACTGTAATCTATCTACCTGGCCATAATAGGTTATAGAAAAAGTTATTTTATTCATCTTTAAATTGCTTTACATATGCCCACATAGTTTTCCATTCTTTTGAATACATTGTATCTTGATACTTGCCTTCAAACCATGGACCTCCATCTGTATAATGTATTGCTTTAGGATTTTCTAAATGATAATATCCATCTAAACAATTCCACTCTAAAGGTATAGATCCTATCTCTTTATCCTTTAACCAACTAAAGTGATGAAAATCCAAACCAGGTTTATGGTTATTAAGATACTCAGGTGTCAGTATTTTATTAGAAGGATGCTCATTATTAAATATCATTAATGATGCCCAATTTTTTCTATGAGATCTATGTTGTGCTACACCATCCATCTTAACTTCTGTATTAGGATTATAACTTGGATGTTGAACAACACTTACTGCTAAATCAGGATTAATATATTGTGCTAGATTCATTGGATTGCTCTTAAATAAGAAATCACAATCTACAAATATACTATACCCTGTAAATGAACTTAGGTATGCAACCCAGAATCTAGTAAACGTAAAATCAGTAGATTGTGGCTCACCCCAATTTCTATTATACTCTGGAATAGTTTGACTTTTTAATTTTACTGGTTTAAGAACTGATAATAGTTCTATGCTATGTTTGCAAACTCTATAAGCATCATGTTCTCTTTCCTCGTAACCTATGTAAATTCGGGATATTGAGGTATTGTTCAAATTGGACATTTAATTCACCTAACCTATTTAATGATCTTTCACGCAATTGATAAGGGTTCTTATTTAAAAGATCTCTCATCTCTAATTTATCTTTTACTATAGCCCACTGAAAGGACTTTGCTGTTATTTTCTTTGATGAATATATCAGCATAGGACATCCTATATATCTAGCTACCCACATTGTTGATCCATGATATCCTATAGCTAGTGTACACTTTTTATACATATCAATTAATTCTTTTATTGGAGTACTATAATCAGCATACTTAACTTCCATATCCCAATCTTCTTGAATTCTTTTAGCAAGTTGGCTCCACTTAATCAATCCAACAGGATCTTTCCATGTCTTACCTTTACCACCATATTCTTCTAATGTTTGTTCATGGTTCTCAGTTGTATTCATAACAACATACTTTTTACTATGTTCCATATTCTTTTGTTTAGAATACCAAAAGTTATGGAATGGTTCACTATCATCATAGTTGGTATGATTGAATTTTAATTTTGATTTATATTTGTGATTGATTTTTACTTGATGATAGCTTATTGGCTGAACAATTTTAGCTAAATATTTTGCTCTTTCATCTAACGTCTCTGGATCACTATCTTTATATTTCGTACCCTTTTTATGAGGCCAATGAAATATAAGTTCTACATCACAACAATTTTTTTGGGCCATTGAATGAGCATAACAAATTGGTGAGACAATATCTCCATAACCAATCTTGCCCTTCCAATCAATTCTTACTAACTTCATACTCCAAAACTTTCTCCACATCCGCAGCTGCTAGTCGCCTTTGGATTTTTTATAGTTAACATTGATCCCTCAATCGCTTTTGAGTAATCCACTATACTTCCTATTATATACATTTCAGCTGTTGGGTCAACAATTAAAATATCTTCAATTGGATCACTCCAATTTATATCAGCTTCTTCATCTGTTGTTCCCCACTTATATTGAAATCCAGCACAGCCACCACCATCAACAGACAGTGTTACGTGTCCATCTTTTGGTTTTACTGAACTGAGATATTCTTTAGCTGCTAGTGTTAGTGTTAGCATTAGCCCTCCTTAAAATGAGGTAGATTTATTTCTTGTAGGAATTCTTCTTTTATATTTTTCTTTTTAAGTTGCATGTATTGTTCTTCATAAAGTCCACACCAGTTGCATGGTTCTTTATCTCCAACTTGCCAAGTAGTTTTTTCTATCGCGCATTCATGTGACCACATTCTACATCCCCTAAATTTATCTATTTCCTCTGGTGAATAGCTCATATTCCATCTCTAACTTCTCCCCTGAGATTAATATTGTTATATAAATCTATTTATTAATACTTAGGATCCTCGTATTGTGTGGTCCACATTTCTCCAGCACTAACTATACATGATACCCCTCGTGCTGCTTGCTCTACTATTGAAAAGGTTCTGGTTCGAGGATTAACATAAACTGCAGCTAACATTCCATAGTTACCCATTGGATCTTTAAGAAGTAATCCAAAGTCAGTAGATGTTTGACCAAAATTAGTCAACATATAATCAACCACTACAGGTGTATCGTTGCACATCATAGATTTCTTAACCCAAAATACTGTACCATATGGTCTATTTTTAGGTAATTGTAATCTAGGATCCTCTTTTTGAGGTGTCTCTATTATAGGTGGAGCCCCTCGAGGTAATTCTTGTGCTAATACAACCATGCTAGTTGCAATTGCGCAACTAGCTATTGTAATTGTTAATAATAGTATGAATATTAATCTCATAAAACTATTTATGCCACTTCTGCAAGTTTAACAGCTTTTTCTAATGCTTTTACTTTAACACTTTTATTTAAGCCATACCAAGATGAAGTTAATCTAGACTCTTGATTACGTCCTATAACATGATCTGTCATATATGTAACTGCATTATAAGCATTCCACCAACTACCAGGAGCAAAGTTTGCACCAGGTTGAGTTTCTAAGATATCTAATGCCCCTTGAGCATTTCTTGATAATCCTAAAGATGCTACGTTAGCATCTGATAATGTTTTAGGTGCTTCACTCCAATGTGCTGCTTTAGCATAACCTGGAAACACTTCCTTCATATATTCAGCTACGATCTCTTTCTTATAAGATTTATCCTAAGAATTTAGCCATCTCTTTATACTTAGCCATTTTTTCTTTAGCTATACCTAAAGTTTCTTTAACCATATCAGCATCAAATGTTGATCTATGATTCAATCTAACTTTATTATCAGTAGATGTACCTAAAGATAAGTTAAGTGTATTGTTACATACAACTCTGGTTGGAGTAAATCTAATTTCTACACCTCTACCATATATGTGAGGGTTAGAGAATAAAAGATAACTATCTACTTTATCTCCACCAAACAATTCAAAAGACTCTGATACTTTAGCAAGTACCCATACCCATTTACCACCTTGAAGTGATCCTGCAGTATGCATCTCCATTGAACCAGCATCTGTAAATTCTCTAAAGAAGTCAAACGCTTCAGAGTTTTGTACTGGATTCCATTTATCTGTAATCATAGTAAGAACTTTATTATCACCTTGTCTTACTAACATTTTATGATCAGATTTAATCTCATTACCAGCTGGATGTTTACCAACTACTGGAATGGGTAATACTTTCCAATCTAATCCTGATTGTTTTAACATCTCGTCTACACTAAGATCATTTGATACTTTAGTACCTAATCCGTGCCAAGGTGTTTCACCGGCGTACGCCATTGTTTCTACTTGATGTGCCATTATATAATTATTCCTTTCAAAGAATCTACAGAGATTATTATCCCCATTTTTTTGTTAATGTCAACAGTTAATTTAATTATTTTTACCAGGCCTTGTTGAAGGTAATCTTTGGAAGACTTCTTTTGTGCTTCCGGATATCTTCTGAGCTGCGTCCCTCTCGCTATACCTTTAAGACTGGACTTCTCTAAAAGGTCTGTATACCATTCTTGCTTCACCATAGATTTCGATTCGTATACAGT